TTGCAAGGCAAGAGCACCACACAGGAAAGCCTGTTAAAGGCCCTTCGAGTAAGGATCGAGAAAGCAAAGGAGGAATCCGCATGAAAGCCCATATCCCACCCCGGCAGCAAATCTCCAATCTGTCGCTGAAAGCCATTGACGAATATATCCAGCAAGAAAGCCACAACATGAGCCGCCGGCTGTTTAAGCTGGTTGCCGTTGCCCTGAATGAGCTGTACGGTTTCGGAGCCAAACGAAATCTCAAGCTTTCCCAACGAGTCGGGAATCTCATCATTGAGCACCAGGATGACGAAATCTTTTGGCAGCACGTGGACCGGCGCTGTGACCAGATGGGGCTGGGTTATGAGCGTGAGGACTATGAGCAGATGGAGAAGCGGAAAAGGAGGTAATCTGATTTGACCAAAAAAGAACTATCCCAGCTGCGCGATCTGAAGCGTGAAATTCAACTCCTAAAAGAGCAGCGCGCCGAAATCCGCAACAACATGCGCAGCATGAAAACACCGAATTGTGTAGAGGCGTCAAGTAAATACCCACCGTACCAAAAGCACAGCGTTACGATATGCGGCGTGTCGCCTGCGGAAACCGAAGCATATCACGAGGACGATGCCCGTCTCCAGAAAATTCGGCTGGCAATTGTGGATCGTGAGCGCCGGTGTCAAGAGGAATATGATAAGCTGGATCGGTTTATCAGGCTGATACCGGATAGCTATACGCGACAAGTGTTCATGTGCCGCTTTATGGACGGTAAAACATTGAATCAAGTCGCTGATAGGGTTGGCGGGACAGAAGACAGCGTCCGAAAAACTATTGATCGGTACTTAGAGAAGATTTAAAAGTTGTCCGATATGTCCGGTTTATTCATGCTAAAATAGTATTATGGATAAATGTATTCAAGGTTCATCCCCGGTGTCGTCGGGACTCCTTTCTGATTGCCCCGTGGTAATACACTGCGGGGCAATAATTCAATCTATTGACATGCCGTGGGAAATGTAGTATCATAGAAAAGTTGGAAATATCCAAACAACCTATCTTTTCATGCTAAGCCGAAAGCATTAATTCGGTGTTGTGGTCGTTCTGAACTGTTCCATAGACTAAACAACAAAAGCAGGTATAGCAGTCGATAACCCGGGCGTTACACGGGACCAAATATTATGAGGCATCCGCTTTATTGTGGGTGCCTTTTTAGCGCTTTGCCTCGGCAGGCGCTTTTCTTATACCCATTTTCAGGAGGCGACCCATTTCGGGCCGTCCTTTTTGTTTGGAGGAGAAACGGGATGAACTGTGAAAGCTGCGTATGGAACAAAAACAGGCTTACAGGAGTACCGTTCTGCATTTTTCCAGAGTGTATTTACGAGAAGCGAGGTGAGAAACAGGATGGCAAGGCCGCTGAAATACAAAACCGTCGAGGAACTGCAAACAGCGATTGATCAATATTTCAAGGCGTGCGAGGGCGAAATCCTCAAAGACGAGGACAACCAGCCGATTTTTAATAAATTTGGCCAGCCTGTTATCATCAACCAGAAGCCACCTACCGTTACCGGATTGGCACTTGCTTTGGGTTTCACAAGCCGACAGGCGCTTTTAAATTATCAAGCTAAGAAGCAGTTCGTTGACACGGTTACGCGCGCTAAGTCTTTTTGCGAGGCTTATGCTGAATCTCGTCTGTTTGATCGTGACGGTGCAATGGGCGCAAAGTTTAGTTTGTCGAACAATTTCAAAGGCTGGAGTGAAAAGTCACAGAGCGAGGACGACGCTTCCGGTCAACTTGAATCCCTGCTGAAAGGGCTGAAATCCGATGAATAAAGTTTATACCCCTAAGCAGCTTGCCCTTCTCCGCCTCTGGCAGCACGGCAAGCTCCGGCGCATCAACCTGCTGGAAGGTTCCGTTCGCTCTGGCAAGACGTGGATCAGCCTTGTGTTATGGGCGTTCTGGGTGGCTACGATGCCGAAGGACGGCAATTACCTGATGGTAGCAAAGACCCTCACTTCCCTACGCCGCAACTGTCTTGACCTGCTTCAAGAGCTTGTTGGCACAAAGCATTTTACTTATTCTCTCTCAAAGAAAGAGGGCCGCCTGTTTGGTCGGCTGATCTATCTGGAAGGCGTGAATGATGCCCGGGCAGAAAGCAAAATCCGGGGCATGACGTTGCAGGGTGCCTATTGCGACGAGCTGACGCTTTTTACAGAGGACTTTTTCTCAATGCTCTTGTCCCGTCTTTCCTGCCCCGGCGCAAAGCTGATTGCTACGACCAACCCTGACAGCCCCATGCACTGGCTGAAAGCAAAGTACATGGACCGCTCCGAACAGCTGGATATGCTTTCTATGTCCTTCCTGATTGATGATAACACGTTCCTGGATCCTGACTACGTTGCGGCTCTTAAAAGTGAGTACCAAAGCACCGTCTATTATGACCGTTTTATTCTCGGCTTATGGGTAATTGCGGAAGGCCGCGTCTATCCCATGTTTACCGATGCCCCCGACCGTTTTATCCTGCGCGGCACAACCGCCGGGATGGACGGTCAATTTTATGTCAGCATCGACTACGGCACGGTTAATCCGACCGCGATGCAACTCTGGTGTGTTCGTGGTAAAGAGGCAGTCATGGTTAAAGAATCCTATTTTGACAGTCGCAAGGAAGGACATCAGAAGACGGATGAGGAACATTACACTGCTCTGGAAGAGCTGACACAAGGCTATTACATTCGGCGGGTAATCGTTGACCCGTCCGCTGCATCGTTCATTGAAACAATCCGCCGCCACCGCCGCTTTGCCGTTTGGGAGGCAGATAACGCTGTGCTGGATGGCATTCGTGTTACTGCAACTTTACTCAATGCCGGTATGCTTAAAGTACACGAATCCTGCAAGGACACCATTCGCGAATTTGGTCTGTACCGCTGGGACGAGAAAAAGAACAGCGACACAGTACTGAAAGAAAATGACCATGCGATGGATGCCCTGCGATATTTCTGCTATACCGTTCTGGCCCGCGAATTTCGCTGGGCTGACTGGAGGTGATAAGACTTGTTTGAAAAACTCTTGAAATGGCTGCGCTCCATGCTGTCACAGACATTTAACCAGGGCGACAATGCCGACATTGTAATTTCTGATAAAATGAGCACCGCCATTGCACTGTGGGCACGGATGTACGAGGACGGTGGCCCCTGGTGCGGGAAGGATATTCACAGCCTGCGTCTGCCGGCAGCTATTGCTTCGGAGTTCGCCCGGCTGGTCACGCTTGAAATGCAAGTTTCGCTTTCCGGTGGGGCTCGAGCAACCTTTTTGCAGCAGCAGCTGTTGCCGTTTCTCAGCTCTATCCGGCAGCATACGGAACTAGCCTGCGCACTAGGCGGCGCGGTGTTCAAGCCTTATGTGACGCAACAGGGGCTTTGCATTGATATGGTACAAGGAGATGCCTTCTTTCCCACCACATTTGACACCAGCAATCGTATGACCGGCGCTATTTTCGTGCAGCAGATCAAGCGTAAGGGCGTGATTTACACTCGCGCCGAACACCATGAGTACAATGCCGGGATCCACACCATCACAAACAAAGCATTTGCAAGCCGGTCTTCCTTCTCCCTAGGCTCACCGATTGATTTGACAAGCGTGCCGGAGTGGGCGGATCTGGAACCGGAGGCCAGCATATCCAATGTAGACCGCCCTCTATTCGCCTATTTCCGCGTTCCACAGGCCAACCGGCAAGACCGACATTCCCCTCTGGGCGTGTCCGTCTACGCCGAGGCCGTGGACACCATCCGCGATGCTGATGAGCAATATGGGAAATATCTGTGGGAGTTCGACGGCGGTCAGCTGGCCGTGGATGTCGCTGAGGATCTGTTGGAACATAAAGCAGACGGCAAAATCACGGTACCAAAATTGCAAAAACGGCTGTACCGGCGCCGAAACGTGCCAAGTAAAGACCAAAATTTCTACCAGATATTTGCCCCTCAACTCCGCGACGCCAGTTACCGCGCTGGCCTGAACACAATCCTGCAGCGCATTGAGTTTCAGTGCGGGCTTGCATATGGTACGCTTTCCGACCCACAGGACGTCGCCAAAACAGCCACGGAGATTACGGCCAGCCGCCAGCGCAGCTACTCCACCGTGCATGATCTGCAAAAGGTGCTCCAGAGCGCCATAGACGATCTACTGTATGCAATGGATAAACTCGCTACGCTATACAATATCGCTCCGCAGGGGACGTACACGGCAGCTTATGACTGGGATGACAGCGTGGTAAATGACCCTATGCAGCGCAAGCAAATGTTCTGGCAATATGTTACCTCCGGTAAATTCCCGTTCTGGCGCTATTTGGTGGAATTCGAGGGGTACAGCGAGGACGATGCCAAAGCGATTGCAAAGGAACAGCAGACCGATCTCGGCAATCCATACGGCTTCAGGGCGGTGATGCCTGATGCTCCCGCCTGATTATTTTGACTATGCCGCAGACGATCTACTGGAGCTTTACAGCAAACTGGATGAAACCATCACCCGAGATGTTGTGCGGCGCCTGGTAAAGACCGGCGGCGTTTCTGCTACCGCTGATTGGCAAATACAGAGATTGCAGGAATCCGGCGTATTGCTTGATGATATTATCCGCCGGGTATCGCAGCTGACCGATGCCAGCGATCAGCAAGTAAAAGCCTTGTTTGAGGATGCCGGAGTTCAGGCCGTGGAAATTGACCGGGACATTTATCAAGCTGCCGGCCTCTCTCCTCCCCCATTGCGGCAGTCTTTAGGCGCTATGCAGGTGCTTCAGGCCGGTATGCAAAAGACAGCCGGTCACCTGCGGAATCTATCCATGACCACCGCCGTGGCAACCCAGCAAGCCTATATCAATGCCGTTACTCTTGCAGAAATGCAAGTGGAGAGCGGCGCTTTTGATTATGTGACGGCCATCCGCAACGCCGTGCGCACTGCAGCTGAATCCGGGGCCGAGGTGCTCTATCCTACTGGGCACCGTGACAAGCTG